AATCTACACCGGGTAGTTGTAAAGACATAGAATGTGATAATTGTTTTTGAACACAATTAATCCATCGGTCAGGTACGTAAATCTGATTTGTCAAAGATCCTACATCTTGCATTTGAACCTCAACAATGAGCTGAAACATCTGAAAGTCGTTATTGGGAACTGGCCAGATATACATCGAGGGCTCAATGGTTCTATCAAACCAATATTGCAAGGAGCGTTGACTAGGAAATTGTTTGTTTGGGAGGTTCCAGTAGTCGTCGCGGTTTAGGCGTGCCAATGGAATAACTTGCTGGCTCGTAGAGAATACGATCTGGCGTATAGAGAACGTAGGTGCAACCGTTTCACGCAGCCTGTAGTAAAGGTGCGTTGGTGTTGTGGTGATGTTAAAGTATGCCCACTCTTTATCTGAGAGTGTTGTGGTTGGTAGTTGCTTTACTGTTGTCCAGGTGATTCCATCTTCACTGGTCTCATAGGCAAAGTTATATGTTGTTGTGCCAGTACCTACTGCGTAGCCATTAAATCCAACGTAGTACACTGGCTGTGAGGCCTGGTACTGAAGACCAAACCAGTTGTTACCGATGGTGGAGGTAGAGACTAGGTCGATGTTTTGACCAAATACTGCCGGTGAGTCTGGGTTGCTAATTGGTAAGTACTCAGAGGCTGCTGAGTTAATGATGTAGACCCAGTTGCTCTCACGTACGTCGATGACTGTCTTTGGTAGAGTAAGTTGCTGCTGAGCTGTCACTGCGCCGACAAGCATGTTCTCCAGGAGCCATAAATTAACGCCCATGTTGGAGAGATTTTGCAAGTTATAAAACAGTGCCTGCTTGGCTGCACCAATAAGCTCGGGGGTTGCTTCTTCTGCCGTCTTGCCAGCATCACGAAATGCGTAGGAGATCAGCTGATCAACATTGACTGTAGTGTTGCCAGTGGTACCTGAGTAGGCCATATTATCTTCCGCGGCCAGCGGCGCGCTTAGTTACTTTGTTTGGTAATTTGTTTGATGCGGGTCCAGCCTTAATAAACTCCTTGGCAACCTTCTTAGGGATGCCAAGGGTTGATTTGCCAGCGGCCGCGGCGTACATAGCGCCCTGTTGGGCTTTTGACTTAATTGGCATATTAGCACTTGCCTTTTACTTTGCCGCCCTTTTTCTGGGTAGGTACAGGGCCAGCTGGGCTTACACCGCCCGGAGCTTGCATTGCTGGTGCTGGTGCTGGTGCTGGTGCTGGTGCTGCACCACCTAAACCACCAGCTAGAGCACCTTGTTGTAGTGCACTAGCACCACCTTGGCCTTGCATTAAAGCTGCAGCTTGAGCGGCTTTACGTGCCTTTACTTTGTCCATTTGGGCCTGAGCGATACGATTCTGCTCTGGTGTTCCCATAACGTTGTTCTTAAGCTGTGTACCAACACCACCAATAGCGTCCATGATGCCACCATCAGCTTTTTTAACAATCTTACCACCACACTTGAATTTGCTCACGGTGCCAGTAGCTTTTGCCTTACGGCCCTTTACAGCGGCGCTTGGAAAGTCTGCGGTTTTACCTGACTCTTTAGACTTGATGTACGGGTCTTTATGACCTGCGGGCTTGCTTTTTTCTTTAGCTACGTCGCTGCCCTTAAAGGCTGGCTTTGCTACGGCCTTAGATGGTGCTGCAGCCTTTTTGTCGCCGGTTACTGGTGTCTTGACTAGTCCACCAGCTTTGTATCTTGGTAATGTTTTAAAGCCGTCCATGGTAATTCCTTGAGTGATTGGTTGAGTAGTCCTACTTATATTAATGCAAAAAACAGGCTATTTACGCCCCTAAGAATAGCGCTCTTTCGCGCTTTCTACGATTTATAAGCACATCTGGTTTGTTCCACATCAGTATGGCGTCAGCTGCACCCTGTAGGTCATTTTCGTTGATCTTCTTGACCACTGTGGATTTCTTAAAATTTGTCTCACCGATATTAAAGCACAGGCTGTACAGGGCGTCGAATTGACCCTGGGTAAGGCTGGCCCTCACCGAACTCTCTACGGCCTCGCTACACCACCTTAAATCGCTTCTCAGAAGCTCTTGTACCTGTTCATCTGTTAGGGTCGCGGTGATGAGGTGCTGCTCGTCGGACTTGATGAGATGCCCAACTCCGATGGTCCATAAGCCCTTAGAGTCCTTATAGGCCTTGTTACGGGCACCTTCCTCCTTGGTTATGAAGTCTAGTGTGGATTTAGCGATGGCCATGATGTTCTCTTCAATCTGGGTGTATCTATCTGTGAAGTGGATCGCTGCAAATACACCAACTACCCACAACAGTACTACTAATAGCTTTTTCATTCATGCTCCTTACTCTGCATATATTAATGCAAATTGGGGTTTATTATTTACTTAGCGAGTCGTATTGTTGGTAGCAGGCTGAGAGACCGGTGCGGATAATGTCTGCTCTGGCAGCTTCCCTGACAAGAAACTCTGCATCGTCGGCAAAAAGGGTTGCCCCAGTTCCACCTTGTCCATTGCTGGAGGCTTGGGAACGACCGGGACGTTTACGCAGCTCGCTAATAGCGTCGACAAGCTGAGCGTTAATAGAAGTGATCTGAGCATCTTTATCTTTCCTTATTTGGTCGGCGGCTGCTTGGTGTTGCTCTTGGAGCGCTTGGGTGGCAGCTTGCTGGCTCGCCTTATAGCGATCAAATTGAGCAGCTTCCAAAGAGTAGCCAAGATAGCCAGCCCCGCATAGACATACAACAACCAATCCAATTTTGACATATTGTATAATAGATAAGGGGAACATTATTGTGGTTCAGTATCTTTTTTCATCATAGTCGATGCACCACCCGCAGCTGAGACAATGCCGAGTGATTCAGCAAGCTCACGGATGCTGACGGTGTTGTGTAGCACCTCATAAAAGGCTAGGGCAATTACCGCAATCATACTAATGAGCCAAGTAACACGGCCAATGTCGTAGGTTGCGTTGTCTTTGCCAGTGAGGAGTTGCTTAATTATTTCGTTCACGGAGCGAGTCTAACTTATCTTCAATGCGGTGAACGGCTTTGAGGACTTCATCCCAGCGGGATGCAAAATCGTCTTTGCGGACATAGTTATCAGCAAGATGGTTTCTAAGTTCAGATACGTCGTCTTTGAGCTCTTGGACGGCATTCCATAGTTCTTTACAGAACCAACCAATAGCCACACAAATAAGTGGCAAAACAGTGTTTATAAGAGTTTGTAAATCCATAATTAGTTGGTTCTGGGTTAGGTTATTGTACTACTTCGTTTTCTACTGGTTTGGCCAGTGACTCTTCGAGCAGTTTGATGAAAGCATTTTTGCCGACATTTAACTGATCAAGGTTAAACTGTGCGCTACCAATCTTGCGATCGAGGTCGATGCAATGATTGAACAGAGCTTGCTGCTCTTGCGTTAAGTCTTCGTACTGATACTCTACATCATTGATTGTTACGGGGGTCTTTTTATCTTGTCCCATAATGTTTCTCCTAAATATGCCACTAAAAAAGGCTAGTGGCTTGCCTAAACTTTAAACAGCTATTACAGTTGGTGTAGCCCAAGGAAGCCCTGTTTCTTGTACAGGATTCTTTTGTGCTTCAATCTGTGCAGTCAAACTCGCCTCTACTGTATCTTGACCAAGTGACTCCTGTACCCAGCCAATGACTTCAGCTTGTGTCAAATCAGCGTAAGGTTTATAAGACTTGTCTTCTTGTGTGTAGCTTACTGTGCCGTATGTAGAAGCTGTATAGTCACCATCTACTGCGTTTACTGTGTAATGAACAGTAACTACAAAGCCATCAGAAGTTAATCTGTCCATCTGTACTACATTCCATGTAAAGTTCATTTTTATTCCTTATTTAGATTCTAGTTGTGCTACACGCTTACGAAGTGATTGAATTTCTGCAATTAAGTCTGCCATTACTTCTGCGCTAGATGCTTGCATAGCTTGATAAACTGGTTTGCCTTCAGCATCAACAGCATCTTTTTCACCAGTAACGCTATTGGGATAAACTTCAGCAAACTTGTGGGCTAAGAAGCCGTTAATACGACCACCTGTTTTTAAATCATATTCAATAGGCTCTAAAGCATCTATTCTTGTGCCAGCGTTGGTTATAGCACCAATCACATTTTTTAAACGGTAATCAGAAGTTGTGTTGTACAAGGTTAATGAGCCGTTATAGCTAATTGAACCAACAGTAGAATTTGATGAATTTAAAAATCCAACATAAGTTCCTGTTCCGCCACCTGAGTTTCTAATTGAAAAAATATTAAAAGAACTAATATCTGCGCTAATTCCTACTTTGCAATTATTAAATTGAGCTGTTGTACCAACCAACAAATTACCACCAACATCAAGCGTCATTGCATCTGTTAAGCCAATTAACTTGAAAGTATATTTAGAGGCATCAAAAGCTATATTGCTAAAACCGACACCATCTTTAAATGAGCTAATATTACAAGTGTGAGAGCCATCACCTGTTGTAGCCGTGTTTGTTAAATGAATCCAATCAGATGTTCCTGTTTGAGCAATGTTAAGTTTTCCAGTAGGACTACTAGTACCAATACCTACATTGCCACTAGAGTCAATACGCATCCGTTCTGTTGTTGCTGTAAATAAACAAATTGGAGATGACTCTTGGTTATAAATATTAAATGATGTTGTTCCTGTGCTTGCAGCATTGCCAACAAATAGTAATGTTCCATCTCCGACAGTTGTTCCAGTATCCCCGTTTGTAAGGTGAATTCCTGGACTTGTTGATGTAGTTGAGTTGCTAATGTGTAATGTTGTTTGTGTTGAGCCAGCAGGAGAATTAGGACTGCTAGTACCAATACCTACATTACCACTAGCATCTTTATAAAACTGTCCAGAGCCTAGATTAACTATTCCTGTACCACCTGTGAGTGTGCCTGTGTATGCAGCATTAAGAGTAGTAAGGGTAGAACCATCAAACACCATATTGGCAGAACCAGCCAATGAACCGCTAGAATTGTATTGGACTTGAGTATTAGAGCCACCAGCACCTCCAATAATACTCGAGGCATTTACCCACTGTGGAGCTGTGGCCCCGCTGTTAACCGTTAGTACTTGTCCCGCCGTGCCAATTGCTAAGGCAGCATGTGCACTTGTTCCTTGACCATACCCTATTGACCCCGTAGCTAAAGTTGTTTGCCCAGTACCACCGTTTGATACCACCAAGGTGCCCGCAACAGTTACCGCACCCGTAGTTGTTGTACTTGGTGTTAATCCTGTTGTACCAAAACTAATTGAGGACACGTTGATATTACCAGCTTTAGAGGCTAGAACTTGAACTGTGCCGGCGTTGTCTTTGTAGTACAACTTACCGTCAGCAATGTTAATGCCAAGCTCACCACTGGTAAGGTTTGCTGCTAACGGGACATTAGTAGCTGTTGCGCTATAATAAATTGAAATTGGTGTGTAGCCGCTTTGTGCCATTTAAAATGTTCCTCCGGATATACCGACGTATTTTGTTGCAGTGATAGTAGTACCTGTTATGGTATTTGCTGTTGTACCACCGATTGCTGGTGGGCTAGATAAATCTAATGTGCCGCCAAGTGTTAAGCTACCACTTGATGTTACGGTGCCTGTTAAAGTAATGCCGCTAACTGTACCAGTACCAGATACGCTTGTCACCGTGCCCTGTGGGTTTGATGCTGTTGTAATCGTAGTTACACGGCCATAAGTATCCACCGTTACAACTGGGATTAGTGTGCTTGAGCCCGTTGTGCCTGCGGTAACGATACCGCTAGTTAAGTTAACTGTTGGTATAGCAGATGTACCTGCCACCGTTAAGGTAGACGATGTGATTGACGTTACAGTACCCTGTGGGTTCGATGCCGTAGTAACGCTGGTAACCTGACCCTGCGCATTTGTAGTAATAACAGGAATTAATGTAGCAGATCCGTATGTCCCCGCCGTCCCCGTGTTGGTAATACTAAACTGTGTGCCTGTTAGGCTTAGTCCTGTACCAGCTGTATATGTGCCCGCGCCAGAGAACTGGACCCAAGTAACTGCTGTAACGCCTAATGTGCCGCCCGGGTCGCTAGTACAGACCCAGCCTGTATCGCCATTAATTGTTCCTTCTTCGACAAACACATAGGCGGAGACTAACTGATTCCAGGTATTGGCGTCTGTGGTGCGAGCCCAAGCAGCTGGATTAGATAAATAGATGCCGTTGTTTGCAGGTAGTGTTTGGTTCTTAACCAGCACACGACTAAGTGACGTTGTAAACCCATCAATCGTCTGCTCACCAGAAAGTGTAATGTTTGCCGTTGTGGCAACTAGTACCGGTGCCTTGGTGTTAAGTCCCTGTGCAATGTTGTCAACGTACTGCTTGGTTGCTAACTGTAGCGCGCTAACTGGGTCTTGTGTTACGGCGACGCTTGTTAGTCCACCAAGTGTAAGGCTTGTTGCACCCAAAGCAATGTTTGTTGTACCAATAGTTAGTGAGCTATTTGTTAGCTGGCTATTTGCAATACTGTCTAGTGTACCGCCGAGTGTCAGGCTACCAGAGCTTGTCACGGTGCCGGTGAGTGTGATGCCGTTTACTGTGCCTGTACCTGCGACAGATGTCACAGTGCCCTGAGGATTTGCGGCTGTTGTTACCGCTGTTACTCTACCATACGTATCCACAGTGACGACAGGTATTAATGTTGCGGAGCCCGTGGTTCCTGCTGTAACAATACCAGACGAAAGGTTAATTGTTGGTATAGTGCCTGTTCCAGCGATTGTTAAGGTGCTGGAGGTAATACTGTTTACATATGTGCCAGATGGCTGTTTGTTGTTAAACGTATTCCAGTCGGTGGATGTTAAATATCCGCTCACCGACGTTGTCGCCGCGGCCATACTAATCGCTGGTGTATTGCCCCCACTACTAACTACGGGGGCCGTGCCTGTGACGCTGGTCACCGTTCCGCCACTTGATGGCGCTGTATTAGTTACTGTAAAGTTAGGGTAAGTACCCGTAACACTAATGCCTGTGCCGTTGGTAAATGCTACTGTCTGGTCCGGGGCCGTATTGGTAATGGTCAACGTACCGCTAGAAGTGATTGGACTTCCCGATACGCTAATTCCTGTCCCCGCAGTGGCGGCCACAGAGGTCACTGTCCCTACACTAATCGAGCCTCCAAGGCTCGTAGCCGTACCGTTGATAGTGATCGCTGAGTTAGCTAACTGTGCGTTTGTGACGGTGCCACTTAAATCCGTTGTTGGTACCGTTGAACTGGCCGTCATGGCCGACGTGCCATTGCCTTTTACGTAGCCCGTCAGAGTTACCACACCAGTACCACCATTAGAAGCATTTAACGTACCACCGAGCACCACAGCGCCAGAGGTTGGTGTGTTTGGTGTAAAGCCCGTCGTGCCGCCACTAAATGTTCCGGTTGCACCAGGGGCACCCGCTGGTATTCCAAAGTTAAACGTTGCTGCAGAACTACTACCTGAATTTGTTACCGTTGGGGTTGCGCCGTAAGGTAATGTTGTTGCTGTGCCCGCCGCAATAGTCGCTGCAGTGCCTGTGGGTCCAGTGGGCCCAACGGGGCCTTGCGGACCGACCACATTGCCACAGTCAACCGTACCACCCGTTGTGAGTGTTAAAATTAAATGGCCGGAGCCATTAATTGTTGCTGATATGTAGCCGGGTATTGGGCCGGTCTGTGATGTCGTACCATCACTGTAATAAAACACCAAGTAGTTCTGTGCGTCGAGTACTACATTGGTGATCAGTTTACCCGGCGATACGGCGTTAGCAATCAGGCTTACTTGTACCTGTTTGGTAACTCCGCGCTGCACGATTACCGTCTGCTCATCTCCTGTTACGGATATGGCGACGGGTAGTTGGGTTATACTTTGATCGGCCATGTTTTATGTGTAGGTAAACGCACCATACGCTGTGCTGTTACCGAACGGAGAAAATACCTCGACGTTGACGATACCAGTGACGGCATAGGCTGGCGTTACTGCGGTGATAGTGGTGGAGTCAACCAGACTAAATGTTGCTACTGTGCCACCAAAGCGGACAGTCGCGACATCGGTAAAGTTACTACCATAGATTGTTACATGTGTGCCGCCGGACTTAGTCCCGGTCGCTGGTGATACTGATCCAACCTTTGGTGCCAGGGTCATTGGTGACGGCACCACGTTGCTCATGGTGTTTAAATCACCCTGAGTATTTGCAGATGGTACGCCCTCAATAAATAAAGCGTTTTGGTTAGTGAACCCGTTCTCGGTCATAATCTGATTACCACCGATTGGGCCTGTAGCAACGGATACATCAGGACGTGGAAAGCGTAGTGCAATGTTTTCAGTCTGACGGGCTGGTAGGCGCCATGGATCAAAGTTATCTAAATCTTCCTTGCATACCCGCATCCCAGGGAAGTTGGGATCGGGCATCAGGTCTACATAGGCGAACTTTCTGCTGCACCGATCACACAGTGCAACAGAAAGTACCGAGTTTCCTCTTGTATCCAAATATACAGGAGGCATTATAGTTCTCCGTTTTTATAGCGTTTTTTAAACGTTCTAATATGTATGCCAAAATGCTCAGCTGCTAATTTTTGTGAAATAAATTCTATTCCGTTTACAAAAACTTTTTTGCCAGGTTTTAGTTTACCAAATTTACTTAAAGCTATTTTATTTTTAGTGTCTTCAGAATGTTGCCAACCATACCCCCTTGTTGCAATTCCTTTTTTAGTTGCTGCTGTTTTGGCTGCAACAATTGGGTTTCGCATTGGGTTTTCATTGCCAAATTTAACATTTGGCATACCACCACCGGGGGCAATGTTCCAACCAATTTCTTTTGTGTTTCTTAGTTTTGATTCTATTTCTAAACAATATTCTTTATTGCCTATTAAAATAATATCTTTCACTAAATTATTCCAACCGTATTTTTTAACAGCATTTGTTAAAATTGGGTTTATGTGTGTGTTTTGATTAGTTTGTGATTTGTGTTTAGAAAATCTTTTTTCAGTATTATTGGATACACCGATATAACCTTGAGTAAACAAGTTATTATGATCTTTATGGTGTATCCAGTATACTTGATACATCTAGTGCCTTAAGCCGACTGGCTATCGTTCTTAATTAACTTACCGGCTACAATAATACCAGCCGCAACGGAACCTGTGCTAGTTGATAACTGCCATTGAATGTCAGTTTTTTCAGCATAAGCAAAAGGGTCAGTTGGCCTAGTGATTGTGTAAATAGCAACAAATGGTTGCTGTAGTGCCACAATTTTAACACCATTGGTGTTGTTAATTGTTTGTACTTTGTAAGTTAAAATTGTTGCGCTAGTGTAGCTGTTTGATGAATTAACTTCAACTTGATCTAAGTAAAAAGTATAACCCGCTGGAACAGTGTACACGGAGCTTTGTGATTTACCAATACCGATATTAATCTGTGCAACAGTATTGCTAGATTGTTTAGCGGTGATAGTGCCGACGTTAGTATTTTGGCTTGTGCCTGCGGATGTTAGTACCATGCTATTAATACGTAAATAGCTATTAACAGTTGTTACACCAGTGGTACCATTTAAGGCAATAACTTCAGATATAGGTGCAAAGTTTGCATCTAAACCAGAGATTAAAACCTTTGCAAGCGTGTCATCAGAGGCTGAGGTACTCACTACAGTCATTTGACCGGCAACTGTTGGGTATACATAAGCGGCAGCATTTTCCCAAACAGCAATAGGTGTGGTTGTTACAGCAGCTTGGTATCCAAAAATACTAAGAGTGCTGTGGCCCATGATTTGATTGCGTGAAACTTGCAAGTCAAACGGCTCGTAGGCGCCTTGAACGGTTACGGAATGGGGTGGGGATGTATACGGATTGTAGGCGTTAGCCATAGGTTTCTCCTAAAAGTTAAAGGAGGCGGGTTGCCCCGCCGTCAATATTAGCTGTTAGAAAGACCAGAACCATAGGCAGCAATAGAACCATCATAGTTACGTGCTGTGTAGTCAACAGAGATTGTACCGCCCAAAGAGCCGCTTGACAATGTTGTTACAGAAGCCGCAGAGAAAGTCAATGTAGCGTCCAGTGTACCAATGTTTTCGATGATAGCCGCAGTTGCTGCAGTAGCTGTGAACGCACCAGCGATACGGCCACCAGCTGCTGTTGGGGTTACTGTACCAATAGCGGTAGTGGTAACAGCGCCAGTTGTTGGGTTAGTTTGGCTGATAGATACAGTGATAACGCCGCCTACGAGGCCACCAGCTGCTACGTCTTGATACAGTGTAAAACCTTCAATAATAGCGCCAGCTGGCAATACGAATGGGGTTACAGTTGTAGAACCGAGGTCGGCTGTTGTTAAGGTAGTAGCTGTACCGGTTGTAGTGGTGATTGGGTTTGTGATGTAAGACTGTTGGCTAATACGGGCTGCGCCAGTGTTGTCTGGGGCGATTGTGCCGTCGTTTGATGGGTTGTTACGTTTGAAAACGCGAATGGGGGATGTAAATGTGCTTGACATTTGGGTGTTTCCTTATCTTAGTGGGTATCCCAAGCTGTCTCTAAGTCGTCTCACCGGGAAGTGTCGGCGGTCAGAATGGGATTAATCTTCCTATACATATTAATGCAAAATAAAGGGATATTCCGCCCTAAACTACGAACTTATTCGATTTTTTGGAGTTGTCTGAGCCAGGGATGACTCTGAGATTGGAAAAGACATGAAGACCTGATACTTTTTTACCCTGCAGTGGGATAATGTGGTCTACGTGGTATGGCTCGCCAGATGCTGTAGAAAGCATAGCAGCTAGTTGATACTTGGCTATGATAAGATGTGCGTGGGGGTCCCAAGCTGGGGTGCGTTGTAGAATAGCAGATTTTCGCTTAGCCTGTAATGCCGCTTTAGCTGGTTTGTTATTTGCATTCCATTCACGATTAGTTGCGTTGTGCTGATCAAGGTTAGCATCTCTATTTTTACGGTGAATTGCTTGTCGCTTTTCTGGATTAGTTAAAGCCCATGCGCGAGCACGTTCCTTGGTAAGCTCTTTGTTTCGCTCATACCATTCTTTTGCTAATCGTTTTTGATTTTCTTTATCTTTTGCCATACTTATATTAATGCAAAAACAATACCTTTAATATTTCACAATGTGAAAAAGGCCCACCTTTTGAGTGAGCCTTTTTGCTTTTGCTTCAGATTACTGATTATAAACCAGCTGTACCAAAGATGTTACGTGCATCGTGCCATCCAGTCGCGTAACGCTCGGTTGCTTTGTAACGCATGGAGTCAGTTTCAAAATCTCCCTCCATACTTTTCTCTAGGTTACGGCGATTAACAAGCATGAGACCATTTTCAGCGTCGGTCTGAACCCACCAGGCTTTGCTAGAGGACAGACGTGTAACCACGTGTGTACCTTTAGGCAACATGCCTGTTGATTTGATAGGGTTCAAATCGTTGTCAGCTGTACCAGAACGGAGTACAGATTTGAGGATAACCTCAGCCTGGAACTCGAGTGCTGGTGGAACAACTAACTGCTCTGCCTTGAGGCGAATACGCTTACCATTGTTGTCAATAGCGCCGCGGATTTGAATCAACATCTGTTCAACAGAAGTTTGTGACAATGAAGCTGCTGTGGATAACTGGTTTGAGTATGTCAAACCGTTAGCTACAGGGTGAGCTGTATTGATCAATGTAACGCCATCGCCACCAACGTAGCCAGTTGTGAACGCGAAGTTCAACAAGTTAGCACAAAGGGTTTCTTTGGTTTCAATCATAGACTGAGCCAAGTGTTTAGCGAAGGTGCTACCGATACGGATGTGATCGCCGTCTTCCATCAATACTTTGGTCAAGGCATAAGCCAAGCCATAGATTTGGTAGATGAAACGGGTGATGTACAATGTACCACCTTGGTCATAGCTGACAGGAGTACCGTCAGGCATGGCAGGTGCAGCATTCATACCGAAGAGCATTACTTCTTCGTGATAGTTACGTGGAATACCTTGGATCTGTTCTACAAATCCTTTCCACTCGTCGGCGCGTTGTTCATACACACCATCAAAGACTTCGTTGATAATCGGTTCGACTACCGCACGAAAGTCGGTACTACGCATTGGGGTTGCCATTTGCTATTTCCTTTCGTTAATTAGATCGAGACCGAAGCGGCTGCAAACATGTTGTTTGCGATCTGTACTTGAACAATCGTGTATGTATCACCCCAAGCATTGTTGCTGCCTGCTGGGTATGCTACTTCACGGCCTAATCCAACAACACGTACTTGACCTTGTGCACCAGCAGCAACAGGAGTTGCCAATAGAGCTGTAGTAGAGAAGCCTGCGCCACCTACACCAATAGCTGTACCATCAGTTACGAGGGAGCCGGCGGTTGTGTCAAAGTTGTATTGTGTACCAATAGCTGCAGTTGTTACTGAACCATTAGCTTGGATCTCATAAACCAACTGAGGATCAGCAAAGATCCAGAAGATGATCTGTGTAGACGCATCCAAAGTTGTCTTCAGAGCATACTTAGCTACTGAACGACGACCATCGGAGTTTGTGTACTCTACGCCATCAAACACGCCATAAACACGGCTGATTGAAGTTGTAGATGCTGCTTGTGCTGCTACGGTTAATTGACCTGAAGCTGTCAATGCTACTGGTGTGTACTGGTAGAACGCAACTTGCGCGCCAGACAACGAGTAGGGAGCTGTGTAAGTCGTACCGGGATTGTATGTGTTAGTGCCAACGAATGGCACTGCACGATCAAGACCGCTAGGATGATACACTGGCTTCAGACCAAAGGGTTTAAATGTTGTGGACATTTATATTATTTCCTTTGTTATTTTTGAAGAATGTTATTGGAAACGAATGTTTTTGTTATTCGCTTTTGCAGTATCTTTTTCCATCTCCAAAAGACCGCCCTCAAGAACTGAACGTCCACCTTTATTACCTTGCGCTGTGTCGCGAACCTGCGCTGTAATATTGCGTTGATGTTCAAGCGGATCTTCCAAATGGAGCATCCGCATTACTTCTTGATAGATATCCTCTGGTAACTTAAAAAGTACCATTTCGTTACAACTAACACAGCCTTCAAACTTGCCGGAGCTCATTTTGCCTAGTCCTTCAAAGCCTTTTCCGAGATCGGAGGCTTTAACTGGCTCATAACCCAACGCCATACGTTTGTCGATACTGTCGTAAGTGTTGGTTGTTGACAACCAACATAAGTGCATTCCAGGAATAATGCCACCTGGAAGATCTGGCAACGCACTATTTGCCCACTTGTCTCTAAACGCATCAAGGCGTTCACGACGTGCAATGTCATCAGGAGCGGCCGTTGTAGCGCGCTCGGTTACTTCTTGTGCTCTGTCGGCCATGCGGTCGTCTAAGTCACGTTTAATTCTTGTATTTGCCATGATAATTATTCCTTATTAGCGCGGTCATACGTGGCGTATGCGCGGATCATTTTATTTCGTTTAGTTACATCGTCCCACGAACCAGCGTCTTTAATGGCCTGTACACGCTCACGGCTTAGTGTGATTGTTCCTGGCTTAACGCTTGATTCATTTGCTACTCGGCTGGAGGCTGTTGGGCCCGCTGAGCGCTTTGCTTGCTTTCCACCTTGCGATGTATAGCGGTGTGGTAAACGTGCGGATAAACGACTATCTAACTCATCCCAGTACTCAGGGTCACTTGGATCCCATCCGTCTGTGGCGAGTTCTTGATCTATTACCTTGGCAATTCTACTATCTGTATCTCGAGCTTGCGGATCGTACCAGTTGTTCTTTTTAAGCCACTTTGTTGCATTGGCTTGAACCTCTGTACTGATCTCGTTAGGCACATTTTGTTTAGGTGTCTTTGCCTGCTCGAGTTGTTGTTTTTTGTAGTACTGTACTTGTTGCAGACGCTGTTTGGCATCTGTCAATTGCTCCAAGTACTCTACCTGACCTGCCGCGTCGCCGTTTTGAGCCGCCTGCAACATCTTCATTTTTGCATATTCAACGCGGGTGGCTTCATCTTCCACCTGTTTGTCGATTTGTGCGAACTGATATGATGCCGCGGTGCTCTCTACAGCAGCCAAACGTCGAGCAAGCTCTTCATTTCGGCGTTCAAGCGTTGTAATCTTGTTTTTAGAGGTAAGATCGCGCTGTCTCTTTAAATCTTTCTTAAGTCTGCGCTCTTCACGACGTGCCTCACGGATTTTTTCGCGTTCTTCGTCAGATTCGGCACCTTCGTCGGCACCTTCGTCGTCATCTGCGTCATCCTGAGCATCTTCGTCATGCTCTTCTTCTTCTTTTTTGTCTTTTTTTGGTTTTTTGGCTTCTTCGTCCTCAATTTCTTCAGGAAAATCTACCTTTGCAAGGAATGAACCATCCTCGCGCTCCTTAATAGGAACATCTTTTTCATTTTCTGCCATACATACTTTCTTTTTTACAAAAGTTAATCAACAAACGCTTTCATTTTCTGTGCATATTCAAAAGATTGAATACGAGAAATGATTTCACGGGCCTGTAAGGTAATAAACACCACCGGTGCTCCCTCATCCCCTGCGTCAACCACAAATCGGTCGCCACCGTACTTAATCGTACGAACCAAGTCGCCTTCTTTACACCAAGGACCTTCAATCCATGGGGTTAAGTCGTCTAGGTTTCGGTATGCTAAAGGTCCAACCTGGACAACCTTAGCTACAGTCTCATTAAATTTAATCGTTTGTGTGGTCTCATCTACAAAGATGATCCCGCCTTTACTTGCTGTTTTAGGGCGTCTTAGTTGAACTAAAACTCTATCTCCAGCTACTTCAGTTCCATGCTCTACAACCGGAAAACATTCTTCTTCGGATCTAGTATCTGGTTCTTCTTTTGCTTTAACATCAAATGCTGCCATTCGGCTGCCTCCTATAACCTTTACAGGTCGTTTTCGTCTTCCGTCAATATCTCGTTAATAATGTTCAGTATCTCTGAAAAACCTTCATGTCTTCCAACTAGACGTTGGTAATCCTCAAAGGAATTTACATTATTTCCAGCGGTGACGGCTTCCGCTATTTTTTTTTGTTCATCACGCGTGCGCATGATAATTTCACTAATAAAGTCTTTCATACTTATATTAATGCAAATAGGGCAGTATTCCGCCCTAAAAACTGTTATTTTTTGAACAATTTTCTTTTTTAGTTAAGATTTGTAAATTCCAAGGAACATGCAACCCCGAAACTGTTTTTCCTTTTAATGGTACAATATGATTCACTTCGTGCTTTTTCTCTATTTCTTTCCCTACATTTTGCCATTCCAACATTTTGCTGGGAAAAAGCTGCAGGACTATACCACGATTCGGTTAAATATTCATCCTTTAGCGGACGATCGTATCGGTAATG